GCCGTTGTTGCGGGCGTGCCGGCTTCCGGGTTGTTGACCGTAACCGAATAGGTGCTTGGAACGGACGTGACGAGTTTATTGACCGTGTTCGCCGGAATGGCAAACGTGCCGTTATTCGTCGCGACAGCCGTCAGTTGAGGCGAGAATCCACCAGTCTGGATGACGCCGCCAGTCTGAAGTGCGTACTGGTTCGTGCCGTCGCCAACTGTGAAGCCGGGCTGGAACACGTAGCCTGCTGGGCCGGCGAATTGCACATTGACACTGGCATTCGCGTCAGCGCCTTGTGCAATACCGAACTGGGCGCCCAGATCAGCGAGAATGAAGGCATTCGCGCCAAGCGGAGTCACGCTATTGATTGCGTCCACGCGTGCCTGATCCATCTGCGCCAGCATGGCCGTGCCGGTCGAGGTCAGATCCTCGAGAAGCAGCCCAGGAAGATTGGCAGTAAAGTCCGGATCTTCCGCCTGCACCGTAGCAATCAGGTCGCTATTGAGCGCGGCCGGCGAGTTCGGCACGGGGCCGCTCGCGGTCATTACGACGGGTAGGGTCATGTGGGAATGTTCTGGCTGATGATGGCGCCGGAATGCGTCACGGCGCGCACGTTATACTGAGGCGGGAGCGATCCCGGAACACGGTTGATCGTCAGCGATGCGAAGTACTGGGCATACTGCTGCTGAGTCCGGTACATGTAGAAGTCCGGAGGCGTTTGCGTTGCGATTGTTTGCGTCTGCGGAATCCCGGCGTTCGCATAAATAGGTGACTCCCCAAGATTCAGCTTCAGGCATTGGGCAAGCGCAGTCACATAGAACGCATCGTTAAGGCCATTCGCCTGAGTTGTGACAGCAACCCATTGATAGGTGCCGTCCTCGTTGTACGTTCTGCCCCATGCCCGCATTGCATAACCTTTTTAACTAGACATGTCCGATACCCAACCAGCCAGCTTCTTCGCGCACGAAAGCCTGTGCGCGCTATCGCGTGACTACCTCGTGCTTGTGCTGTTCGTGCGGAGCCGGTCAGGTGCATTTGCCGCGGCGATGGACGTGGCCAGGAGCGCACCCCTGTTCGTGGAACGCGACCTTGAGTCGATGAAAATTCATGTGGCCGGATTTGAGCCGACCGTCGAAGGCGCGACACAGGCGCTGGACCTGATTCACTACGCGCGCGGCTGGACCGGGACGCACTTCTATGCGCAGGGCCGGATGGTTATCGGCTCGCTGGAGAACGCCTACTATCTAGAGTCGGTGCTCGAATGCTTCATTGAGTCCTGTCTATCCGACGACTACCGCGCGCACTGCCACCGGACGATCGACACGCCGTATTTCCCGATCGTTCAGTTGATCAAGCTGGATCGCATTCACCCAATGTTCCGGCATATCACTGCGCAGTCGGACGAAGGGATTTACACCTTTCCCTGCAAACACATGCTGCAGTGGTTCCAGGCGCAGGAGCATCACCCGTCGTCTGTACGTGACCAGATTCAGGCTGAGGGCGTCGAGAAGTACTGCGATATGTGCCCGAGGTTTAACCCGGATGATTTCAAGAAGCGAGAGGAGAAAGCATGAACTACGGACGCTGTGCGATCTGCAAGCAAGAGATTCGGGAAGGAGCGGATCTCATCGTGACCGGGGTCACTATCATCGGCGGTCAGAGTCTGGCCGATGCAAACAGATCGACCGAAGTGCATTACGCCCATCAAAGTTGTCATTCGAGTCCGCCCAACCATGTGCGGGATGCGGTAGAGGCAAACATATGAACCACCGCTCGATTGCCGCCACCCTGATCTCCCTGATACCGATGCTTGCCAGCGCACAAGGGGTTTCTCCTGAATGCCAAAGGATATCCGTAACGATGAACTTCGCGGCGCAATTCCGTGACACGGGCATGTCGCCGCAACAGGTATATCAACAGATGCAAATGTCTAACTTCAAGCAGGGAATTTCGGACGAACAACTGAAGGACGAGATCAACACCATCTTCTTTGACCAGGATGCATCCGAGATGAGCGGAGGACAGATCTCTAGCGCCATTATGCATTCGTGCATGTTGCCGAAGAAAGCGTACCAGCCACTCAACTAGTTCTGCATCGGATCCGTCACGCCGCCGCCGTTCTCGACATTGCCGTGGTTGTGCGCATTGACCGCGCCCGCCGGCAGGATGACATCCGGAGCCACGATCGGGAGCGTCGAAACAGCCTCAGAGCCGCCCCAGGTGAATGTCTGTCCGCCAACCGTAAGCGTGATGCCCGATGCGTTCACAACCAAAGACGTCGCGGCGCCGAAATTCAGCGCTATCTCATCTTCATTCACAACGACCGAGTTGGTTCCAAAGGTGACTGTTGTCCCGCTCGTGTTGGTGACAACCTGCGAGGTTGTACCTGTCGTCGTGCGACTGATCACACCATTTGGCCCTTGAACCTGTGTGGCATTCGGATCGATCGGCGTCGTGCTCGTATTGCCAACCGGTACAAATACAAGCGCCGAGAGATTACCGCGGCGCGTGAAACTCGCTGTTCCACCACCCAACCCGCTAATGCCGCCGAGATAAACGTCGGATGGCATCGTGACGCCCTTGTCGCCAATCTGTGTGGACTGGATTACCCAGGGAGACTCGTTTTTTGGAATAGAAATCGGTTGCAGAGTCCAGGGCGATGTGTCCATCTCGAATGCGACGGTCACTATCTGGCCGGAGATCGCCGTTACACGACAGGGAAGGGCGCGGCCCTGCTTCTGGACTTCCTGCGCTGCCCGGTTAATGGCGAGCTGGTTCTGTCTCTTCTGGAGCCAGAGTTTGGCGAAGTTATCGGCCATTACGCAAGTCCCACTACGGTCGGTGCGCCAACAGTCACCGTGGGCGTCTTGGGTCTCGGCACGCAGTTTATGACCGTCACCCACGAACCGCCATCTGGCGAGCGAAAGTTACCGATATGGCGCATCTCGGTAATCAGGAACGACCCCGAGAATGTCGTCCGATAGTTCGCACTCGACGGCAGCGAATTACCTGAGGTCAGCACCTGCCCGGCTTGTCCGGAAAGCCCGGCCGGCATCTTGACGGAGCCCCCGATCTGTAGGTCGCCACGCATGACCAGTTTTACCTGAAGCGTATTGACGTCGATCCATGTGGGTTGCCCTACCAGGTCCGCGAAATTCAGTTGTACCGTGGGCGGCGTCGCCGTGCTATCAAATACCGAGAGTGCTCCACCCTGTATGGCAATATGCACGCCGGAATAGCTCGATCCAAGAAACTGGCCGTTCGTGACCTCTTGAACGTACTGCGATAGTTCCTCAAGCGTGCCGCAGTAGTGCTGTTCCGAGGCAGACTGAACGAGTTGAGGGCTGATATTCACCGTCAGCGGCATACTGGGGTAGGCAACAGACAGGCAATTCTGCAATGCCGTCGAAAGAGGTTGACCGGCCTGCCAGTTCAGCACAAAGTTGCCGGGGTTATCGGAGTCGTACCCGCCCGGATTGATGACGAAATCAAGCGTCATCTCCGTGCCTTCCCAGTTACCGAAGGCCTGCCATATCTGCCCCTTAAGCAGCGTTCCCTGCTGGGCTGGATTGGCGAGCGGGAGACCCTTACCCATACCGCCCTTCAGCACAAAGGTCATTCCCGGTTGAAGGGTGCCATTGACCATCTGCGGCGCGAACTGCTGCGGCTGCATCAGGTCTGCAATCGATATCCCCTCGATCGTGACGGATTGACCGCCGACTGGTGTTCCGTAAGGGGTAACCGTCAGGTCAAACTCGACATTCAATGCGCCCGGATCGAATGTTCCGCCCGGAAACGATGACCATGTACGCGCTGCCGTCGTGCTGCCTGGCGGGTACAGGTCGATTTCGTAGAAGCGCATTTGTCAGGGAGTGATTTCAAAATTCCCCGTATCAGCCCGATACAGGATGGTGCTCGTTGTGAACACCCCGGGCGCGAGCGGGATGTCAAAATTCAGTGGTGAACCGACCATTGCGCCATACCAGGCGACGTTGCCCGATGCGTCGACCAGCGACACGTACCACCGTTGCGCGGCGAAATTCCACATCGCCGTGAGGTTGTATGACGTGCTATCGAGTGTCACCGTCACCTGAAACGGGGGCGCCTGCGTGGGCGACGGAGCAAAAGGGATATATGTCGTCATGAGGATGGATAGATGCCCATGAGCGCCAACGTGCCCTGAACCGTTGTCCCGGCGACCGAAGCCGCGCTACTCCAGGACGAGGTCACGAGTTGCTGCCCGCCTGAAATCATCGACAGCATGCCGTTATAGGCCGTCTGAGCCTGCTGCTGAGTAATCAGTGGCTGCACAAAATCGATCTGCCACATAATCTGCTGCTGCTTACCTTCGCCGTTTGTGACGTCCGTCATGGTCGTCATCACGCAGTCGAAAAACGGATATGAAGGCGTGAAGACATGGAACGTGCCGCCGGCCGCCGTGTGCGCCTCGAACGTGCTCTGAAGCGCCATGAACGTCGCCATCTTCAGCAGATAGCCGCCGGCCGAGTTGACCGGCGCGATCATCAACAGCGAGATGTTCTTCGGATTGCGGATGACCGCATTGCCGGCAACGTTTCTGTTCGCAAATGGATACGTGGCGACCGAGTTATTGATCACCGTAGCGCCGGGAAGCGGCACATACCGCACGGTCGGCAACAGGTCGGAGCCAGTTACATCGTTGACGACGGTGGACACCAGGCCAGACAGGGCCATCACCCCGCCCAGTGCGGACGAGAAAAGTCCGCCGCTCAGGATAATGGGACTTGTCTGGAACGCCGCGTCATACGCGAACATTGCGGCAGTTCCGAGCGCACTGGTAATACTTGAGCTCATGATCCGGTCGCCGCGGCGTTAGTAGAAACCGCCACACGTGCGGCGGTATGGTTCGTGATGGTGACCTGGACTTTCCCGGCGTACACGTTTGTAGCCGCCTTGGTGGCCGGCCGGGATCCACCAGCCATCTCGCTCCTCAGCTTGAAACCATACTGAGGATCGGTGGCATAGGTTCCCGTCAACGCATCCGCAAAGGCAAACGGATTGTCTTCGTGCGCTCGGGCCTTAGCGTATGCGGGGCTGGTTCCCAGCAGTTTCGCGTGTGCGTCGAACGCCTCTTTCAGGGAATTGAATTTCCGGAACCTGGTCGGAACGCGCTTCCCGCTTGCATCCCAGTCGTATCCCGCCACATAGTCCTGACCTGCCAAGGCATGCATGCCAAACGGGTTGTTGCTGCCTGGCGGAATGTGCTTGCCGAAGCTACTCTCTAGCCCGAATTGAGCAAGCGTGACGGCGGCCGGGATCCCGTACTTGTCCTGCTCCTGAAGAGCCCACTGGACAGCATCTGGGCCGGCCTTGGCAGCCAGGCCAGCAGGGATTTCCGAGCCAATCGCGGTCGACGAAATCAGTCCGGCTGCATACTTACCGAGCGTTTTTGCGCCCTGAACGAGCCTGTTCGCATCTCCTTTCGCGGTCCAGTTCGGATCGTGCGTGATCTTGCTGCCGGAGATTGAGCGCGCGAGCTCGTCGAACTGAACCGCCAGAGTCTTGGAAGATCCGCTCAATGAGCGCAGCGCATCCGATACCAATTGAGGCGCCTTTCCAGACAGGATGTCTGCTATTGCACCGGCACCTTTCGGCAAGTCGTCCTGCAGGCCCGTTTTCGCATGAATCGCCGCCGCATCGAGGCCGCGGCTCATGCCATACCATTTGTTGACGCTCTGATCCGAAACGGCGAACTGCTTGGCGTTGAGTGAATAGTTGGACTTGGCCTGCGAGAACTCATCATCCGACATGGCGCCGAGGCCACGCACATCCTCGAACGACATGAATTTGTCGAGTCCCGTGGCGGCCAGCGTTTGCTGATTGCGCATCGATGCTGGCGTTTTGTTCCACCATTCGTGCGCGCGCTGCATCATCGCAATCGAAACCTGATCCGCGCCTTCGCCCTGGATCTGGCCGATGCTTTGACCCGTCGCCATCATGGCATACGGCAACATGCGCATATCCGACTGTGCGTCGGCCGCACGGTTCAGGATAGCGCTATCCGCATATCGTCCGAAGTTCAGATCGAACGACTGCAACTGTCCGCTCGTGACGCCGACCCGGCGCGCTTCACGCTGCTGGCTTATGGCGTCATCCCCGAGCTTCTTTCCTGCGGTGAGTGCTGCCGCTCCAATTCCAGCAACAACAGCCGCGACCTTACCGAGGCCAGGCAAAAGATTGCCGAGCGTGCTGATAGCGGTTTCAATCGCTGAGATACCATTCCCGCCCGCCAGGTGCCCGGCCGTGCCAATCACGCCGCCGCCGAACTTCTGGGCAATGGCGGACATCCTGCTCATCTGTTCGTTGCTTTCGCGCAGCGAAGCATTGAACTTCGTCTGCGCTTCGACCATCGAGCCAAACGCCTTACCCATGGTGGCAGCCTGCATGGCCATCATGGCAATCTGCTGATTCGCGCCAGCAGAAGACTTTTCGAGATCGACGACTGAGCGGCCGGCATCCTTCGTGGCGGCGTTTATCTTCTTCCAGTCATCCGGCATGTCCTCGACTTCGGCCGAGTACTTCTGGAATAGCTCGTAGAACTGGCGAAATTGCGCATCGCCAACCTCGATTTCTATGACTGGTTTGTTGCTCATTGGTCAGCCTAAAAGCGAGCCGCGCAGGGCTTCGATAACGTACCGTGCCCGGTACTCGTTGGCGGATCTCACCTTCGATCCGTATCTATCGCACAAAGCCGCGAACCCCTCCCGAGACGCATACCTCAGACAGGAAGCGATGACACTGTCACCGGAGTAGGTTCGGCCGTCGTCGACGTCTGCAAGGAAGCGGCGTAAGTCATAGGTGCCAAGGAGGTGATCGATCCACCGACTACCGAAGCAACCGAAGCCGCCACCATCGTCCGGTCCGCTTTCTTCGCCGTCTGCACCAGGCAGGTAAAAAAAACGATTTGTGCTTCCAGCTCCAGCCAGTCCTCCTCATCAAGCTTGCCCATGCTGATGGCGTTGTCTATTGGCAGGAGATCGTAGCCAGCCGGCCCAGGAACGAGCACGTTTGTCAGGCGCCTGATCTCACTGATAAGGGCGGGCGTGCGGTCTTCCTCGCCTCGCTCTGCCGCGTCCCGCTTGCCCTCGTCCTTGAGCACGAGGTTCGCGATGTTCGGGCCGGACGCTTTCAGGTAATGCGCGCCCTTCTTTCCCATCGCGGCAAGCGACGCATGCAACACGGCGTAGTTTGCTTCGTAGATCGCGCGCGAGATCGACGTATGGTAGGCCGTCAGGCCATTTCCAAACGGAATCGCGAGATTCAGTGAGTCGGTGATCTGCATCACAGCGTCCACATCGCAGAATTGACCGGGAATGCACCACTCAACACAAGCTGGAAATCCGCGCTCGTGCCATCGAACGGCCCCGTATCCATGTGGCTTGCAACAACACTCTGCAGCGCAATCGCCGGGAACGTCGATGTATCGCTGTAGATCGTCGCGTCCTGGATATTGCTGTCGAGCTGGATCTGCGAGAACCATGCCGCGGCGATCGGCTGCGTACGGAGCAGGGCAATCGTGATAGTCGCCATCACAAACGGCTCAGGGGAATTCACGAGGCCCGTGCCGGTAGGTATCTGATTGACCAGTTGACCGTTGAACGCGATACGGGCCAGCGATCGGCCCATGTTCGCGGGAATGACGTTCAGCGACGGGTAACTCGGAACAACTACCGAGCACTTGATCCGGTTAAGGACGCCGCGCGCGATGCTGTTATTTTGCGTAGCCATTTCGGTGTCCTATTAGGATGCAAATTCAATCGCGTCGAGCAATATGCCCACGGAAAGGAAGCCGTTCTGGCCCACGATGTTCGCGCCCAGACCTTGATAGATCCCCGCCTTGTAGTTGGCAGGATTGGCGGTCGTATAGGCAGAGAACGATGTCGCGGTGATGGTCCCGCTCAGTGCGCAGCCGAAGGAGATGGCTGTGTTCAGGTCTCGCAGTGCGACGCCGGCAAGCTGGTTGACGCCGTCCTGGTTGTAAAGCAGCGGCGGTTCTTCATTCGAGCCATTGACAACCTCGTCAGCCATATCGTTGGTGACGGTGAACTGATACCAGTCGATGCCGTACCACCACGACGCCTGCGACCCGTCCATCGTGTTGCCCTTGAAGATGCAGGTTTCCGTGATGCCGCCTTGCGGAGGAACGAGATTGATGTTCCCGTAGGCAGACAGGACAGTCTGGATATTCGCGGCGTAACCGGTAGCGGGCCATGCCGTCACACCGTAGACGTAGCGGTAGGCCATCGGCGCGAGCTGGTCCGTCGCGGACGGGTTGTTCACGAGCCACTGGTAGAAGTGGGCCGCTGCGCCGAACTCCTGCGAGGTCGCGGTCGGGCTCGGCACGAACGTGTAGACGCTCTTGTTCGGCTGATACGTGGCGACGTTCGCCACAGTGGTCGTGACGAAGAAATACGTTTTGCCCGTGGGGCTGGCGTAATCGCCTGCGATGATGTTCAGTTCGGATGCGAGATTGGCGGTTGCCGTCGCACCCGTACCAGCACCGGTGAGGGTCACCGTGGGCGCAGAGGTATAGCCAGATCCCGGATTCGTGACAGTGATACCCGTTACAACACCGGCCGCGACGGTTGCCGTAGCAGCCGCGCCCGCGCCGCCACCGCCGCCACTGAAGGCTACGGTCGGCGCGGTCGTATAGCCCGACCCGCCAGCAGTCACGATGACGCTACCAACCACTTCGGACGTGTTGTCCCATGCGGCCGGCAACAGATAGCCGTAGAACTGGCCGGGGTTACCCGTGATCCAGGTATTCAACGCCTCGATCCCGGCTGCGCCGGAAGACTGCGCGCCCAGTTCGAGCACGTAGGCGCCGACCGACGAACCTTGGGCGAAGAACGTCGTGCCCATCGTGTTCAGTTCGGCGTAGTTGCCAGAGCCGCTCGTCTGGAGCACGCTCTGCAACGTCGATAGCTGGCCGCAATACAGATACGTGCCGGTCGTCAGGGTAGTGCCGCCCGTCGACACAAACGCACCGCTCTGCTGCAGTTGTGACGGTTCGGGCGCAACCGTAAGGACTGCCGTCAGGTTGACGATCTGCGGCGTGATTGTGGTGGGCATGTATGCTCCAGAAAAACAAAACCCCGCTCAATGGCGGGGCTGGAAGGTGCGGCGAACTACGAGGGTTAGGCGTACGACACAGCTACGTTGCCGCCGGTGCCGGGCACCACAACGATGCCGTTGAGACACGGAAATTCGAGGGTGATGACGGTCTGTGCGGCTGTCGCGGCAGCGCCTTGCCAGATGAGGCTTGCTGCGCCGATTCCGCCAACCGTCGTTGCGTCATAAACAGCGGGCGCGGTGGTCGACGCAGTGTTGAAAACGAGGCGGAACACCTTACCCGGGGCTGCCTTCACGACGATGCTCGCCGTCACGTTGAGCGTGGTTTGGGTGCCGCCAGGCGGAATGGCGAAGGAATACTGGGGCATTTCGAAGACTCCAAATGAAAAAGCCCGCTCGAAGGCGGGCAGGAAACTAGCCGGGATGCCCCTGCTAGGAAACGGTGATAGAACTGAAACCTGCGGAAAGAATGAGGCGGCGGGCGATCGCGTCGGCGGTGCCCTGGTAATACGAGGCCTGAATGACCATGGTCTTCTTCATCGCAAGCGCCGCGATTTCAACCTGCGTGCGCTTGTCGTCAACGATGGCCGGCGAGTTGCAGAAGCCGAAGTTGTCGGTGTTGACCGAGTAATCCATCAGCGCCGCATAAAACTGGATCGCCTGCTGGTTGGTGAAGCCGTAGAAGGTCAGTTTCACCGTATCGCGCATGAGTTGCCAGCTTGGCAATTCATAGAGCGGCGACGGGTCGCCATTGGGATTCGTGCGCGCCGACCAGTCAAAGAGCGGAAACGCCTGCAACGCGATCGTGTTGTTCGGATCGATGTGCGCGATGATGTAGGGCGGCACGACGTTGTCCGGCACGAGGAACGACGCGTACACCGGTGCCATGCTGTTCTGGCTCAGCCAGATCGGCAGACTGTTCGAGACAATCGGCCCAACAGGCAGATCCGCCGCGCTATCAATCAGTTGCGAGGCGAGGGCGGGGTAGACCGCGAAGCCGCGGTAATGCCACAAGCCGGCCTGCTGGTAATTCATGCCGGTCGACGAAAAAGCAACCTGCAGCGTCGTATCGTCAACCTGCCATGAGCCGACCCACATCGTTCCGGGCGCGACGCTGTTCAGTTGCGATACTTCTTGCTCAGCCGTGAACACGATCTGGTTCGCGGCCATGGTCTGGTCTTCATCCTGCCGTCGATCGGCCAGGATGTGAAGCGAACCGGCGAACGGAACGACATTTCCAGTCGCTACCCAGAAGACGTATCCGTCCTCTGAAAACGTGTATTTCGTGTACTGCTGGAATGTGACGGTCTGGTTGTCGGATATCTGCTCAAGACCGCTGTCGAGTGCGGCCTGTAGCTGGGTCGGAGCAACGCCCGCTTCGCTGATGATGCTCATTCTGTCCAGGCCCTAAAACTGGCCGAATAGAGGCCTGTCGAGAAAAATTCTGCGCGGGACTTTGGCTTCTTCGGGGTCGGCTTCTTTTTGCGCAGGCTTACACCTTGCTCTGCCGCCTCGATCGTCTGGCCGCTAACCTGCTTCCATTCGCGCGCATCAAGATAATTGCGGAATGCTTCCTCGATCTTCCCATTGACGCTCGCGCCGGAAATCACGCGATCGCCTAGCTGGGTATCAATATCTTTGCCAAAGATCGTGACGGGTTTTCCCTGGGCGAGTCCTTCGATCTCTCCAACCATCGCGTCAGCTAGAAACTCGCCAATCTGATCCTCGTAGATCTCGAGGAACGTGCGCATGACGTGGTACTCGTCTTCGAGATAACCCGCCACGTCGCCCGTGGTTGTCGCGCCGTCGCCATCGGAATAGGCGACATCGACGACGCCGAGCATCAACTTGGTCATCAGCTAACTCCGACAATGTTGCTGCCGTACATCTGGGCATAGGCCAGGTATTCGCGACCCCATGGCGTATTCAATAGATCCAGCCCCTGCATCGTGAGGCCCTTGATGAAGTCGGCCGTCACGAGCGTGTTAGAGGTCGACTGGTCAGCAGACGCGGCAACCGGGCCCGCCTGGAACGTCAACATCTTGAATGTCGTACGTTGCTGTGCGAAGAAAGTTTGCCCCGGCTGATCCTGCGCGGTCTTCAGCAACTGATGCATGCCGAGGTTATAGGCCGCCATCACGTACAGGATGGGCGGCATGCTGCTCGGCGGAATCAGGGCAATTCCCATTGCAATGTCGAATGCCCATTGCAGATACGGCGAGAGTGCGAGCGCACTTGCTGCGCTGACCTCTGCGGGCGGCGCAGGAGCGACGGTCCCGCTATTGCCACTCCACGTGGCAAGAAAGGTATTCGACGCAATGCCCGACCCGACGAGTGCCATTCCAGACGCAGCCGTGCCGGTAGTGCTGGCAGCGGTCAGCGCACCTGACGTGCTGATACTGACCGTTGTCAGGATGCCGCTCGGTAATGCAGCGGCCGGCACGCCCTGACTTGCCACGAACGCAGCGAAGTCCGCGATGTTCGGCACTGATGGGTTGGCAAAGCTCATTACACCCTCGTTGTGACGATCTCGCCGCCGAGCTTCATGTATTCGCCCAGGTCGGCGGCGGCCGGGAGTACGGAGATAAATGGAGCACCCAAAGCCTGGGCTATCTTGCGCGGAGCAAACGCCCACGTGCACCATTTCCCGGTGACGGTGATCTTCATGCCCTTCGCCATCAGGGCCCTTACTTCTTCAGTGCGCGACATCGGCACAGCATTCGCTGACGCATCGACAGCAGCATCCACGGCGGCCCGGAATTCATCGGAAAGTCGGATGGCTTTCATGGTCAGATATCCAGTCGAGCGCTTTCGGGAGCGCTTGCGTCGACCGTCACGCTCATCTGCACTTCTTTGCCGGTCGGCATATCGCGCGGGCCGACATCCTGCTGAACCTCAACCGACGTCACTTTCGCGAGGCGTTTGCGGCGATCGCCAGGGAGGCGATTGGCCTGATCCATTGCGAGCGCGCCACGTTGAGCCTCTACTGCTGAAATCTTTTCCTGCGTCTCAACGCGCGCTTCGTGGCCACTCCGGATCTGCGTCTCGGTGGTCGCCTTGTCGACGCTGTACATAAAGCCAGAGAAATTCTCGAGCCGGCCATTCGTTTCGCTTGAGCGGCGGAACCCGGCGTTCTCCAGCTGCTTGATGAAGTACTCGACAGTCGTATCCGTCCAGCCTTCGCCGATCACCTCCTGGCGGCCAGAGTGCACATCCAGTTCGTGGACGCGGTTGGACTCGGGCAGGCGGTAGTTGAATTTCAGGCGCTGCTTGGTGCCGTTGGCAACATAGATCTTGGTCATTTCTTTTCCCTAAAAAAGAAAACCGCCCACAGGCGGCTGTTTCCCTGAAGAGTGAACCCGCACCAGGCCGGACAGGGACCGGCTTTTCGGAAGCGCAATCCTAGGTGCGGGGTTAATCGTTAATGCGGGATCGACAAAATGTAGAGCCCGGCACCGCGGACGTTCCAGCCCGAGCTAATTCTATTTTCATAGACAGTTGTTATCGCGCCATCCTCAGTCGGCGTCGGGATTTCAGCCGGAGCAGCCATGGCCGAATACTGGACGTTCACCGCTTTCATCGACGGCGAAACTTCACCGAAAGCGTTGGTGTTGATGCCGGGGATATCCGGCACTTCGACTTCCGGGATCGTCAGGATCACCGCATCCGCACCGCCCGCACCCTTACCGACCAACGTGTCGTCGAAATACCAAACGAGATCATCGCCGGCTGCCGCCAGATTTTCCTGCGCGACATTCGCCGTGGTCGACGTGCCCGCGCCCGGACGCTGATACGCCGTGACCTGCACGATGTTCGCGATCTGGGCTTGCAGGAAAATACGCTGCGGGCTGATGACAACGATCTTGTTATGGATCTTGCCGCCCGACTGGAACATGCCGATCTTCAGATTGACGATCTGCGTGAGCAGCCATAGAGCCATCGCGCCGTTGTCGTACGTCGAGAACGTCGTGTTGCCATACGGGTCAGGCGGCAACGTCACCAGTGTTGCGGCCGGCGCATTGAGCAGGCCTTCGCCGTTCGCCGGCATGTAGCCGTAGAGCAGCGCGGTACGGTACTGCTGGTAGTGGCCCTGGCGTGCGGCAAGACCTTGTGCGGCAGGCAGGCTAACGTTGTAGTTGGCTGCTGCTGCGGTGTCGTGGCGATCCCACACCGAACGCGTACGAACGAGGTACGTGGCGGTGCTGAACTGATCGCCGACGAGCGTTGCCGAGGGCAGGAAGTTCGGAGCGGCGCCTGAAGCTTGGGCTTCTGTGCGCAGATCGAGCGAGTTCACGTAGACGTAGAGATCGTCCAAACCGATCTTGACGCGCGGTTTGCCGCCCTGCAGTGCTTCGAATGCACCCGACGCCTGCGCGTAGGTGACGATGAGATCGGGCTCGGCGAAATGCGGGTTGATCCGCGCGCGGGCCGGAAACAGATTTGCCATGTTGTGGGCTCCTTAGATCTGGATCAGTGCTGCGTTACCCGTCGTCCAGGTCAATGCCCCGGTGCCCGAGTTGTAGCTGATGGTCTTGCTGTTGGAATTCAACGAAAGGATCTTCGTCGTCGCCGGCAGCGCGAACGCACCAGAAGTGCCCGATGCCGTCAGTTGCTGGAGCGCCGGGTCCCAGTACAGCGTCTGGTTGATCGCGCCGCTATCCAGCGTGGCAACGATGCTCGAGAGCACGCCCACCGCGATACGGATGTTCGAACCGAAGCGGAAAAAGTTGATCGTCATGCCGGCGACGGACTGCTGTACGGTGTTGCCCGGCACGATGATCATGTTGTGCGCCTGGTCGAACACCGTGAAGCCGGTCACGTTGCCAGCCGCACTTGCCAGCACGAGCGAGTTGCCGAGTGCGTTGGCGTTGACCGTAGCCACTTCTTCGGTGATCGCCATGCCGCCCCATACAGGCTGCGTGACACTCGCGGCAACGACGCCAGAGGTCAGCCACATGCGCGACGACGTGTCGTCGAACGTTGTGCCTTGGACATAACCTTCGGTCGACTGCAGGAACGTATTCGACGGCGAAGTCGTCAGTTGCGGATTGAAAGAGACAGTCATCTATCGACTCCTTAGTGTTTCTGGCGGGGGTCGAGCAGGCGAACGCCCTGACCTTCGTGTTTGAAGAAGCCGAGCCACGCGTTCATGTCGCCGCTGTACTCGGTGATCTGACGACCAGCCTCATCGCGCCGCACGATCGGGATCAGCTTGCCGTTCGGCGATACGGACGGGCTGCGTGCATATGCCTGTGCGTCCATGCGGATTTGTTCTTCGACGGTGTCGAACACGACGCCATCGAGCGAATCCAGGCGGATGCCCTTGAACTTGTCGCTGTGCTTCTGGAAGCGCGATGCGAGGCGTTGGCGGTACGCAATCGGGCTTTCGCCGTGCAGCGGTGCCGGGATGCTGTCACCCAGCATTTGCGCGACCGAGTCCCAACGGGCTTGCGCCGAGCTGAGTGCGTCGCGGTCGCTGACCGACAGGGGAGTCGTGAGCGACGTGATGCGGGCATTCATCGCTTCGAGCTTCGCCTTCAGGTCCACGTTCTCGCGCGACTGTGCGTCGAGGCGTTCGGCTGTGTCCTTGCGTTCCATCGCTTCCTTCTCCTTGCGTTCGTTCTCTTCGGAGTCGCGACGGGCGCAAGCTTCTGCGTCCTGGCGCTCTTTCAGTTCGCGAGCCGCTTTGGCTTCTGCCGATTCCTCGACAGCGCCGGCCGCTTCAGCCACAGCCATTTCGGCAGCGGGGCCGGCATCGCCGCGCAGCGGAGCGGTAGGCATTGCTTCGCCGCCCTTGTTTTCAAGAGCGTCGAGGCGTTGGCCGAAAGTAGCCATGCCTTCGTCAAATCGCTTGCCAAGAGCGTCAGCCCATGCCGGAACCTGTTCGGCCGGAGCCGCAGTTACGTTTTCATCCATTCTGATTTCTCCGTTGTTGACTCCGCTGGGCTCGCCACCTTTGTCCCACACGCCCTCTTTGCAGATTGCGAGATGGTCCAAGTAGGAGGGCTTACCTTCGATAAGAACCGTCTTCCCGTCGATTTCCAGGAATTCGGCTGAGCCCGCGTCGCGGAAGACAACCGCGGGACTGGTCGATTCGTGCGACTCATGCATCAATAGAGCCGCATCGTCATCGAATACTTTGGCAATGCCCCAGACCTCATCAGCGGTGAGGTAGGGCAGAAAAATGGAGCCGACGTTGCGCTCGCGGTACTCCTTGGCATTCAGGAGTGTTTCCGGGTGCTCGAAGATGACCGGCAGGCCGTTGCAGCGCTGGCGGAACTCTTCAGTCAGGAAATCATCGGGTGTGCGCCACGAGTATTCGTCGAGCGCCGTGCGGTAACTGAGCCCCGTGCCGGTGATGCGAATATCAAAGAGCCAGACGTTTTCGTATCGCTGCGGCGAGGGCAGTTCATGCGCCGCCATGCGCTTGGCAATGTCAAGCTCGTTGCCAGTGACGAGCCCGATCGTCTTGACTACTTCTGGGCGCGTCGGCTCGGGCAGGGCATTAGGTGCGACCCATTGCCACTCGGTATGCTCGTCGTTGAGCTTTGGCTCGAATGGCGCGGCGACGTCTTGCAGAAAACAGGTGTAGTCACCGCCGCCCGGGTTGGTCGTGGTCCGACCTATCCAGCGAATACCATCGGGACATGCGCCAATCTCTTCGGTGCACTCGCGAACTGCGGCCTGTTCGGACGATTCGTCGCCTTCAAGGTGGCCGCCAGGCTGCTCCCATTCGCCTGTGTCGCTGCGCTTGACGAGCAGGTATTGCGGGCCGGGAGCGCGGAAGAGGATGCCGGCGCAGTGGTGCGACTCAGCGCTTGATCCTTCTTCGAGGGGCATGGAGTTTCCAAATGAAAAAAGCCACCGCGTGGGTGGCTTCGTGTGAGTGGTACGGGTCAGGCGTAAGCAGGGCGCTTGATGCGCGTTTCTTCAAGCAGCTTTTGACCTTTGGTGGTTAGCATCTCGGCCGGCAGATCGCGTAGGGCATATAGCGCCACGACATAGCACCGGCAAAACGGCTCTTGCGCCGCCGCGGTGACGTCATCGTAGTAGCCAGCAGATCCAGTCTTCACCAAGCCTTGCTCTTTGGCCCAGCTATCCCTAACCAAGTAGATCTGCTGGTCGCGCTCCTTGTGGTCGGGGCGGTAGTCATAACCCGCCTGGCGCCAGTGGCTTCTCCAGCGATAGGCAATAACGCCGTTTTGCTGGGCAACTACCTCGTTGATGGCAGCAACCAGCTTTGCGCCTTGGTCGATGCTGACGCGGCGCGCTTCATACTTGACCTGCTGGATCGGCTTGGCGATGTGCTCTTTGACATCAACTTTGTCGACGGTGCGCGATCCCTGATCGGGGATGGACGTTGCCCAGCCGGCCGCACGCTGGAGCATCTTCTCCACTGCCTGTTCGCGGTTCAGCTTGATCAGCTTCGTACTGGCGAGAATCCGCCTGTCGAGCTCTGCTCGAGCAAATGGCTTCAGCCGCTCGATCGTAAAGCGCGGCACGCCTGGGTGATACTTGAGAACCGATGACTGCGAGAAGGTCCGGTTGAAGACCGACTGCATCGCCAACTGCATGCGCGTCTGAATCTCTTCAGGAGATGGAAGATCGGCGACCGCGGCATATCTCAGCCGCTTCAGCCATTCATCAAGCCGCGCGACATCGTCGTAACCATTCTCCGAAATATCGCGCACCGCCGCCGTCAGCACCTCATGGAAAGATGCGTTGATGGATGGGCGGTCGCTCATTCGTGGCTGCTTTCGACTTCAGGCTTAGGTTCTGCTTCGGGAGTGGGTGGCACATATGATGCAAGCGCCTCTTCGTCAATCTCAAGCGGCGTGGAGAACAGCTTTTTGCGCTCTCCGGCCACTTCAGCCAGCCAGACGGTTGCCTTCGCCTTGTTGATCGGATCGAGTTGCGGCGACATGACCTCGTACAGGGCGATGGCCGATTTCATTACCGTATCGTCGACCTTGACAAGTTCCGATTCCGGCTCAACCAGCAGATTCGGCCACTTCGCCGTGAAAGCATTCTTCCACTCGTAGAAGGCTGTCTCGTACGGAACAGGCCGGTACTCGGCGTACTTGCGCTGGATGATCTGGTAGAACGACGGACTCCACGCGCGCCGCATGACGATCTCGTCCATGAAGCGGTAATCCGGCTGCATTTCGATCCGCATCCGGTCGATATAACGCGCGATGATCTTCGCGTCTTCTGAGCCTTCTCCGAACCCCTCGGTCAGCGTCTCCTGATACAGCATCGAGGCGGGCATCTTCGCCGCGGTCGAGATGTTCTTGATGCAGTTGTTACGTGAGAATTCCGCGGCGTCGCGCAGGTTTTTCAGGTCGATCGACTCAATCGATTCGTCGATACCGATCGAAACTACGTTGCCGGTCTTCGCACCTTTGATCGCCTGCCGCTTGAAACTGAACCAGCTGCGCGAGCGCTGATCAATGACCGACCCAGGCGATTTCAGCTTCGCAACCAGCAAAGCGGCTTTCTCAGCCACCGCCTGATCGGTGATCATCGTCTGGATGTAGGTCTTCAGCGGGTATAGGGCGCGCTGATAGACGGAACGACCGACGAAGCCAAATGCGCTGTTGGTCCACTCGATATAGATCGGCGACTCATTGAGCGCAATCACTGCACGCGACGAATGGTAATCTTTTCCCGAGACCCGGATGTATTGGGGCTTCTG